GAGAAAGAAGACCGGATAGTCAGTTCTTTTATTCCAGCGATGGAACGACAAATAATATTTCCAACGCCTTTTATGAATTATCAGATATTGAGCTATCTTGTGAGGTAGCCTATGATGAACCGGCTCCCGACAAGGGCGTCTTCGCCTTTAATTCTATCACCTCGTATTTCTCCACGTTAGAAAGCACAAATTCCATCATCAATTACAATTTAGGATTATCAAAAGTTCTCGGGGCATTTGTAAATTTTGTTCCCTCAAATTTTATCAATAATTTAGCCCAAGATGGATTTCTCACTTATATGCCGACCAAAGCACCCAACGTCGCGGGAACGGGTGATGGTGGCGTCGCAAGTGTTGAAACGATTTCATTCCTCCGCAACGGTCAGCGTTTCCCTTCTTCTTTTGAGGTTGATTCAGTTCGCTCATCACCAAATAATGAAACAACGGTCGCCGATAGTCAAATTATGAAAGGCTTTTTATCCTCTATAATTCCCGAAGCTCAGCACACCCGAACGACAGCTTCTCCTCTAACGGCTAACAGAAATTTCACCGGAAACCAGAACGCGGTCTCGGGTTATCGGTTCATTCCCGAGACTGGCGGTGTTTATGGTGTAGGCGTTCTTTATGATATGCTTGACAGTCAAGGTGTTGATTTTTCCAGTTCTCAATTTTCTATCCAGATGACGACGGGGCTTGATGATGGAAACCCTATCTCGGCTTATCTATTTATTAAATCAAAAGTTGTTATAGCTTGGGACGGGCAAATGGGAGTGCAAGTTATGATGTAAATTTATTTTCTATTAAATTTTTTATTATTTTTTATTTTTTATAATTTTTTATATTTAATTAATATAAATATAAAATGACTGATATGAAAAGTGATCCCGTAAGTGGCGACGCCATTCCCGATTTACTCAAAGTTGGAGCTATTCCTTCATCATACGGACAGACCCTCACAACAGATGTTATTGACCCCGTAACCTTCTCACAGCAAAGAGTGAGATTCACTCTGTCTCGTGTTGCTGGCTTCCTTCATTCTAATTCCAAAATTACATTAGCCATCACTCCTCTCACAGCAACGACTGCTTTTTATCCACTAAATATTGGTGTTTCAAATTTAATCCAATCTGCGGCTCTTAGAGTTGGAAATAAAACTGTATGTGAGATTGATGATTACACACATTTCCATCAATACCAATCCCTTTTTATTTCTAATGAAGACAATAAAGAACGCGAACAATTCCTCTCTCAAAGATGTATTAATCACGGTTGTGTTTATGAAAATTTCGGGGCGGCTGCTGACGACCAGAATCCCAATTCTGCAACAAAGATTGGGATTGATATTGGACGCAATCCAATTGTTCCAGCTAATGGAACAGCTGGTGCTTTTAAATTATTCCCTCATATGCTTCACGATGCCGCCAACCCAACGAGGATTAGTGAAGCCCCGGTTTATTCTGTATATCTAAGCGACCTTTTCCCATTTCTCCGAGTCAATCAGCTCCCTATGTTTATGTTAAATGAGGAAGTTCATATTGATATCACTTTCACCCCCGTTACTTCGGTATTAAGTGGTGGTGCTCTGTCTCGTCGTATGTGTGTCGGTTCGGCTGACAACGCAAATGATGCTGTTGAGTATCAAATTAATGAAAATGAAGTAAAACTAATTTATGATAGCATCAGTTATGATGGGGCTGTTATGGAACAGTATCGTCAGCAGAATCCAAAATTAACTTTCTCTTATGTTGATTATAGGCTCGCAAAGAGAACCGGCGACGAGAATGCTTTCTCGGATTTAACATTCCCCCTTGGTGGAAATGGTCGTTTAGTCAATAAGGTTCTTTTTGCCTTGACACCAGCGTCAAGTGCTGACCCGAAATCACTTCTCAATAATGTTGTCGCCCGAGATGTTCCAGTTGGGAATGATGTATCGGTCAATCTATTATATAATGATTTATTTGAGTTCAACGTTGATCGTAAAAATACGGCTCTCTTATTCCACACGACCCAGCACGCAGAAGGAAAAGTTCCTATGGTAACGAGAGATGAATACCAGACGACGGGTGTCTCGGCTTTGACCGCAGAAACTCTGGAAGGACGAGCCCAAAATTCTGTCGCCGGTCTTCGCGGTCTTATGAGATGGACGGCTATCAAGCCGAACAAGGGACAGCGTGTCAATAACAAGGGGATGGATTTAATTTACAAAGCACCGGGGCTTGGTGCTGATAATTACACCCTCCGTGCCTATCTGGAATTAGTCAAAATCGCAACAGTCCAAGATGGCGTTTTTGATTGTTATTTTGCTTAAAAAATTAAAATATATTTTATTAATATAAAATGAATTGGTTAATAAATTTTATTTGGGATTATTTTCCATCTTGTAAGGCTTGTCAAAAACACGAGAAAGAAAGAAAAGAAATATTAAAAATGATTGAGGATTTACTCAAAACACAAAATGAATGTTTAGAATATATGAAAAAATTAAAATCAAAATAAAATAAAAAAAAGTGGTTGGGCTGGAATTAGTTTTTTTTTATATAAACCACTTATCTTTATTTTTTTATTTTTGGGATTCCAGCCCAACCACTTTTTAATTCACTTTTTTTTTAAGTTTATAATTTAAAATTATAATCTTTTATTATAATATAAATATGAAAATTAACAGTAAAGATTTAAAAGAAGATATAATGGAAGCTCGTCCTCAATTAAAAAGTAATACTGTCAAACAGTATGTGAATAATTTAAATAAATTAAAAAAAATATTTGATTCAGATGATTATGATTTTTTAGATAATCCCGAAAATGTAATGGATAAATTAAGCAACCTTCATTATTTATCTCAAAGGAATATGTTAAACTCAATTATTGTTTTATTATCAGCACTCAATCACGACAAAAAATACGATGATTTGATGGAAGAATACGGAAAAAAACGTGATGAATTAAATGATAAATACAGCGACGAACAGAAAAGCGGAATTATAAGTGATAAACAATCAAAGAATTTCGCAACAATTGAGGATGTATTTAAGATGATTAATCAAATGAGTGATGATTTAAAATCAATAAAAAAGAAAAATAAAGATGATATTACAAAGAAAGAAAATCAACTTCTGCAAGCCTTCACCCTTTTTAATATTTACGCGAGGATGCCGTTCCGTAATGATGTCGCGGGAATGGAAGCTATCAATCAAGCCGCCTATAAAAAATTAAGTGATTCAGAAAAGAAAGAGAAAAATTTTCTCGTAGTTCCATCAAAAGGAAATTTATATTTTGTATTAAATAAATATAAAACATCAAAAAAATATGAAGAATTAGATTTACCGATAGAAGATAAAGCATTAAGGAAAATATTAAGATATTATTTAAAAATCAACGGAATGGGAATTTTGTTTAAGACATCAACGGGGAAGCCATTAACAAGGATTGAATTATCAAAAACTTTGATTAAATATTCTCAAAAATATATGAATAAATCAATATCAACGACACTATTAAGAAAAATATATTTATCAAGTAAATATGGAAATATGAAAAAAGAATTGGAAAAAGACAACAAGGTGATGGGACATAGCAAAGAGGTCGCATTAAACACATATGTCAAGGAAGCCCAAGAATAATTATTTCTTCTCTTTCTCAGCTTTTTTTAATATTTTAACTTTCTCGGCAAATGCTTCTGAAAAGGGTTCATAAAATTTATCAAATACGGACTGAATATCATCTATTTTTTCATCTAATCCATCATCACCGATTTCTTCTGCTATTTTATCATCAAAATCAAAATATAATTTAGTCGTCTTAGCCCTTGCTCCATCCCTAAATTCTGTTCTTAGTTTTTTTAATTCATTCATAGTTATGTCTTTTTTATTAATTGATTTTTTTATTTCATCAAGTTTTTCTTTTGAGAATATATTTTTAATTCTTCTTTTGACAATTTTTTCTAAACCCGAAAAATCTTTATATTTAATTTCTTTTGCTCTTTTTTCTTCCATTACCTCCCGTAGCAATCGGTAGGGTTTATCCTTCTTTTTCTCAATAACTTTGATTTTTTTTGGATCAACTTTGGGTCTCCCGACTTTTTCTTTGGGTCTCACTTCGTCTTCCTTCTTGACTGGCTTTGATTTCTTTTTAGGTACAGCCTTTGATTTTCCCATTCCTTTTTTAGATTTCTCCACGGCTTCCTTGGTGATGGCTCGCTGTTCCTTCTTTTTCTTTTCTTCTTTCTCTGCCTTTGCCTCGGCAATTTTTTGTTTTTGTAATGCTGATTTAGGTTTCGGCTTTGTGATTTCTTTTGCTTCTTCTAATGTTACTTTGGGTCGCCTCGGTCTGTCTTTTTTAGAATCCACGATTTTTTTCATTTTATGATTAACTTTATATCCTTTATCTTCTATTAATTTGATTAAACCGTCTCTATCAGTTCCCTTGGGAATTTTGATTGAAACGAGAACATTATGAGCTCTTATAAGTTTCCTCAATTCCGCAGAAGTCATTTTATCATCTGTTTTTTTGGGCGGCATTATTCCTTTATAAGTATAAATATAAAAAAAAAAATATAATATAATTATATAAAAATGATTGTAGATAAATCACATTCTAAAAAAGATATTATATTTTTATTTAAAAAACATAATGTTGATATTCAGAAAGAGAAAACAAAAGGTGAAATAGTAAATAAAATTGATGAATATATAACAGATTTTAAATATAATGATAATATTAAAAATTTAACTGAATTAAAGAATTATTTAAAATCAAAATCACCAAAGCAAAGACCGACAACAGATGAAAAAAACATAATTATGTTTAGATCAAAAAAGATTATTAAGTGGGCTAAGAATGATTACATATTAGATGGAACATATAAAAATTTAAATGAACCATATATGGATGTTATGGAAATTTATAAGTGGGGAGATTTATCAAGTGTTAGGCGAGCTTGTAAATTATACAATAAATCACCTCAAAAAATAAATCATATTAATCCAATAATGACAGATGAAGTCAAAGAACAAATAAAACAAAATAAAATTATTAAGAAAACGACAGAATATAAAATGACAATTAGAAGGACAACAGAAGAAAATCCAATTATAATTAATTTTGATTAAGTTGAAATATAATTTTAATTATATAATATATAATATAATGAGTATTTTATTAAATGGTGATTGTTTGGAAGAAATAAAAGAATTAGATTCTCAAAGTGTTGATTTGATATTCTGCGATTTACCTTACGGACAGACGAGCTGTAAATGGGATTGTTGTATCAATTTAAAAGAATTTTGGGAACAAATAATGAGAATTAAGAAATTAAATACTCCAATATTTTTTACAACAACGACAAAATTTGGTGTTTCATTAATTAATTCTGCCCCCAAAAAGTGTCCTTTTAGATATGACATAGTGTGGGCTAAATCGGCTTCTGCTGGATTTTTATCGGCAAAAAAGATGCCTATGAGAAAGCACGAGATGATTTATGTATTTTATGAGAAATTACCATTTTATGATTTATCAACTCATAATAAAAAATCAATTGATAAAAATCATTCTGTTGATGTTAATGATAGCACTTACGGTGGATTAAAAATTAAACAACCAAAAACAAGTGGTGCGAGGTGGGAACCACCACTTCCAAATTCAGTTGTTAAAGAAGAATTTTGTAAATATGACATTAATAAAAACGCATATGGAGGAGGAAAAGAAGGAAGAATAAAAATAAGTAAAGATAAAAAAGACCATCAACAAAAATACGACCCACCTTTACCGCATTCTTTATTGGAAATTAAATCAACAAGAGGGAAACACAGCACAGAAAAACCCATAGCCTTGATAGAATGGATTTTAAAATATTATTCCAAAGAAGGGGACGTTATATTAGACCCAACTATGGGGTCGGGTTCTTGTGGTTTAGCTTGTAAGAATATGAAAAGAAATTTCATAGGTATTGAGAAAGATAAAGAAATATATGATTCAGCTGTTGAGAGAATAGAAACATAAAAGTGGTTGGGCTGGAAGTTGTTTTTTTTTGTATAAACCATTTATATTTATTTTTTTTATTTTTGATTTCCAGCCCAACCACTTTTTATTTATCTCGTTTTAATTGTCAAAAAAATATATTTATTATAAGTATAATAATGAATTACCAAGAATTAAAAAATAAAGATTTAAGATTTGGAAATTTAAGTGAAGCTGAAATTCATTCTAAATTAGAAAGTATTTTTGGAACATTAAAAAATACAAGTGAAAATTGTGAGATGGGAAAATATTATGAATTTGATAAATATAATGATAATTTTATGATTGAAATAAAGACAAGAAAAATCAATCACAATCAATATCCAACATTAATTTTTGGAGAGAATAAATTAATAAAGGGTGATGAAATATTAAAGAATAATCCAAATATTAGAATTTTTTATTTGTGGAGATGTAATGATGGAATTTATGGATGGGAACATAGGAAAACTGAATTTTC